ACGATTTTCAGCTAACAAGCGGATCAAAAGTTCACGCTATGGTTGGCGTCAGGCCGTGGAAATACGCTGGCAAGTCAGGCGTCACGCTGCGCCCGGAAGCTATCAAATGGGTAGAGCTAAAAGAACGCATCATGGCTGACCCGTTTAGCGATGGCAGCGCACCTGCCCCAGCAAATGATGATCCATTCGGCTTAACCGCAAGCGAAGCCAAGGCTGCGCCAAGTGCGGCTGACAGCTTCGATGATGAAATACCGTTTTAACGAATGCCTGACTTTCCAGTCGCATACTGGTCGCAATACGGGCAGGCCATCATTAACCAGCTTGAGCTTAAAAAGCTTGCAGTTGGGGAATGGCATGGTGCCTGCCCGAATTGCGGCGGCAAGGATCGCTTCTGGATAAGCGAATATCAAAGCGAAGTTAAAGTGCATTGCCGACAGTGCAACGACTTCGCTGAAATACAAAAAGCACTAACCAGCATGGGTCTATGGCCCAGCAAAGATAATATTGTGCAGCTGAGGGATCGAGAAGTGCCTAATAATCAAGATTGGTTTGAGGATGACGCGCCCTACCACATAAGAAAAGGTGTAGAGCTGCACGGCGCTGTGCTGGATGGTAATACAGTGGTTGTGCCTCTGTTTAACGCGCAACGCGAAAAAGTAGGCCACCAAAGAATAAGCCCGGATGGACAAAAACGCTTTTCCACAGGCCTAGCTAAAGATGGTGCCTTTGGCGTGTGCGGAAAAATAACGCACGGAAAAGCGTACATATGCGAGGGTTGGGCCACAGCTTGTAGCGTTTACATGGCGCACCAAGAAGATGAACAATGCGCAGCTATATTTGCACTGGACGCTGGCAACCTGCCAAAGGTGTGCGAAGCGCTGCAAGAAGCCTTTCCAAAGCTTGAATTGGTTATAGCCGCAGATAATGACGAGCCGGGCATAAAAGCAGCCAAGGCCACAGGTAAACCATACGCAGCGCCCGGCACAAAAGGGGCAGACTGGAATGACATACACGCAGCTTTAGGTGCAGCAGCGGTCAGACAAGGGCTGCGCGGGGCTAAAACCCCGGCAAAGCTGTTTACGCATGTGTCTGACATAGAGATGAAGCCGTCAGCGTGGCTTATCGAGGGTATGCTTGAGCAAGAGGCGCTAACCATGTGCTTTGGATCGCCCGGCGCAGGCAAAACATTCGCTGTGCTGGATATGGCCATGTGTATCGCAGCAGGAAAAGCATGGCACGGCAAGGAAGTTGAGCAAGGGCTGGTGCTGTACATCGCTGGCGAGGGCCATGCAGGCTTTGCAAGACGGGTCGCAGCTTGGTCAAAGGTCAACGATGTAAGATTGGACGAGGTGCCGTTCTATAAGTCTAACTCAGCAGTCATAATGAATGACGAAACAGACGCCGAAGAATTGCAGCAAGAACTACAAAGTATAGCGGATAGCATCGGCAAGCCAAAGCTCATTGTGCTGGATACATTAGCAAGAACCATGATTGGCGATGAGAATAGCTCAGAGCGAGTCGGGGAATACATAAAGGCATTAGACAGCATAAAGCAGCAATATAACTGCACAGTGCTAATCGTGCATCACACCGGGCATGGCAATCAAAACAGAGCTAGGGGTAGCTCAGTGCTTTACGGTGCGCTGGACGCTGAGTTTAAGGTCGGCACATGGGGAGACAACAAGGTGCTAATAGAAAGCACCAAAATGAAGGACGCAGAAGAACCCGAAGCAATGGCGTTTATCAAAATGCCAGTCGAGTTAGTAACACCAAACGGGGATGAAACTAGCTCGCTTGTGCTGGAGTATGTGCCAGACAAACCACGCAATAAGAAAGACCCGGATTACATTCGGCAGGTGATAATTGACCAGATCAGCACGGTGGATGCGTTCGGGGAAGCACAACGGGCAGACCTAAAAGAAGCTGTTGGGTTGGAGCTGGAATGCTCTCAGAGGACAGCAAATAGATACATCAAAAAGCTGATTGACGAGGGTGTTTTGGCCCAGCGCGGCGGTGCTGTGGTGGTGGCGTGAAAATGGCCTCAGGACACGCTCAGGACAAAATAAAAAGGGGTTGTCCCGGCTGTCCTGAGGGTTTGTCCTCGTGTCCTGAGTTTTGTCCTGAGAAAGTTAAGCAAAAACAATGGTTTATAAAAGCTCAGGACAAACTCAGGACAGCGCTGGGACAAACACGGGTCACTATAAGGTCAGTCAGGACAAACCCCCTGTCTCTAGACAGGGGTTGTCCTGTCCTCAAGACCTGCCCGGAAAGAAGGAAAGATTATTCATTACTTGGTGAAAAAGAATTTCAATCTTTGCTGGAAGAAATCACCTGTCTTGCTGAATTAGAAGGCTTAGCCAATCGCAGGAAAATTCTTAACGCTCCGCAGCTCACCCGGTGGAATGAAAGCCAGCGCCAAATGCTGATCACCCGAAAGCTTGAATTGCAAAACATAAAGAAAGGGAAACGCAAATGACAGAAGCAGAAATAGGCGAAGCGTGGCTGGCGTGGGAAAGAGCGCAGGTCAAAGCAGGACGCCGCCCAGCGCTGCCTTGCGATATAGATTACAGCAATAAAGTGGAAAGCCTAAGCATTGATCAAATAGCAGTGCTAACAAGCTTGCGGGTGCATGGCGCTCAAACCAGCGTAGAGCTTGCCACAAGGCTAGGCTACTCAAGCCACCAAATCGCAAACTTTCTGGTCAAACCAATCAGGCAGCGCAAAGCTCGAAAGATTGGCATGACAGCGCGAAGCGATACGCGAAGGGAAAGCTCCCTTTGGGTCTATGAGGCAGTGCAATGAAGCGAGAAGAAATCCTAAGCACAGCGGGCAGGCTAATCTCTCAAGACAGAGCTGCGACTTATGGCGATGCAAAAGAAAGCCACCAACGCATAGCTGATCTATGGGCGACTTACTTAGGCGTAAGCATAACCGCAAAAGATGTCGCCGCGCTTATGGTGCTGCTGAAAATCAGCCGAAGCAAAGGTGCCAAGCATGTCGATAATTGGATTGATGTTGCAGGCTATGCAGCGCTTGCGGGCGAGATGGAAGATGGCGTTAAAAAGGATGGTCTGAGAGCCGATATACGGGGCCACACAGAGCGCGAAAGCGGGGGCGATAGGGTGGCCTACCATGAAGAATAAAAAGCCCCTCAATGAGCGCTCCAGAGAGAGCGATTTTGGCCCGGCTGAAAGGTTGCAACATACGCCCGGCATAGCCTACGAAAGGACAAGCAAAAAGCTAGGCAGCAAGAAGCGCCTCAGAATAACACAGCAAACCCCGCTCGACAGAATGTTCAGCCGCCAGCAAATCACCCAGCGGCAATTTGATGCCGGGCAAAGGCTCTACGCGATATGGCGAAAAGCCGGGCAATCGCAGCGCATCACGGCAAATTATGAAAGCAATGTGGTGGACGGCGGGCCGGGCAGCGGTGAAACCGCAGGCGAAGCTTTTAGCGAATACCTGGCAGCGCTGCGAAGCGTAGGCAGAGACTTGGCCGGGGTTCTGCAATGGGTGGTCATACAAGGCAGCGCACCTAGCGAATGGGCAGAACAAAACGGCCACGCTCCAAAGGGGGGAATCGTGGCCGTAAGACTGGCATTGGATGCGCTGGGGGATTACTTTAGGATGGCGCGGGGTTAGTCAAGGGGTTAGGCGGCTTTGCGTGGCCTGCCGCGTTTCTTTGGTGGCTCTTGGTTAGCGCGTTCTTCTTCTGCGTTTTTGCGCCAGTGAGGTCTAACCTCGCAATCAAGGAACTCGTCAAGACTGTCAAGCGCGGCTTTAAGGTCATCAAGGTCAGACATAAAGAGGAAATTAAAGGCGATCGACTCACGGTTGTTTTGCATGATAGCAGAAGCTCTTGTAATGCGTGAATAAACGCTGGCGTCTGTTTTGCTTTCGTCAAGCTCGTCAACGAAATGTGCTAAGTGGTAAGATGCGCTAAGCATTTTGCGAGCGCTTGACAGCGTTATGTCAAGGTCTGCCTCGTACAGCTCCTCAAAAAACTCGCGTAAAGCATCACGGGCAGCGGTTGCGCGTTGAATAAGCTTTGGGTCAAGCCCGCGCAATACTTCTGCGCGTTGCTCATATTCTGCGATTAGATCAATAAAGTAAGTGCCTTCTCTCATTTTGTTATACTCCCGTAAAGATTAGCGCCGCAAACAGCGCGGCAAATAGCGCCACACAGCCAAGCAAATCGGCTAGACGTATGGCTTTGATGATTTGGTGAAGCTCGGAAAGGGTCATGCTAAAAGTTCGCAATAACGAGAACGCCGCGCTGGACGTCTAGCACGGTGTAGTCGTGCGCAAGATCGCGGGCGTGGGCTTCATAGTCGAAGTAGCGGCTTGCAAAGCTTTCTTGGTTTTCACATGCTAACAGTTCGTCAGCGTGTTCGTCGGCATAATCGCGCCAGCTATCCCAAACGCCGTGGGCGCTTTCGAGCGCTTTCTCTGCATCGTCAATGTTACCGTTGTAATTATCAACAATGGCGCGAACCTCGTCTTGATTGTAACCGCTTTCTGCTGCGCTTTCTACCAAGCGAGAATAATCAGCTATTGCTTGCAGGTCTGGATGCTCGCCAAAATTTGGCAGGTCATCGTAGTCATGGATCGCATATTCTTCTGCGCCGGGCGCTGGTGACTTCTCAAGCATTGCGCTGATCTGGTCGCGTATCTCGTCAACCCATTCGCCAGCAACGTCGATCCATCTGCCGTGTAAAATGCCGCTATTGTAAGAGGCTAAACATGCTGCATAAATTCTCATTATCTCACTCTCCTTGTTGGTTTGTTTTTCTGCTGCTTGACGCATGGCAAGGCAGCGCCGGGTTGGCGCTGCTAAACGATGGGTCAATATCCAAGCCAATTTAAAACTGACTGTGCGTCATAAGTTTTGCGGTCGCCCTCGTCGCGCAGGAACATTTCAAAATCTTGATCTGTCAGATTATGATTGCGCACGATTTCAGTGTGAGCGCGTGCTTTTGAAATCATTTCGCCTTTGGCGCTATAGTAGTAGCTCTGGTCAAATTCGGTTTGCATTGTCTTATTCTCCTATTTATAACTTTCCATACGAATACGCATAACATAGGTATTTTATCCAATCAAGAATAAAATAATATTTTATTCACTTTCTTTAGAAAATATTGCTAATAAAAAATTTAACATAATACATGGGCTTATAATTGTGACCAATAGGAACTACGGCAAAGGGGCGGGCCAGCAGGTTGTTGCAAAGCTACGCCAAGAGCTTTACCGGGCGTTTGACAAGCTCGAAAGCAAAGGCAAGCCCATTCACTCTATTCTTGCTGATCAAATCGAGCAGGACGCCGCAGGAACGCTTAGCAAGCTTTCCCGATTCTTGCCGCAAGAGGTAAACGTTGGCGGTGGCTCAGAGTTTGCGCTGGCATTGGGTGAGGTTGCTAAGCGGATTGCAGAACAGAATAGCTTGATACAGCTTAAAGAGGGGGCAATATCTAATGAAGATACTGCTATTGAGGTGCAAGACGCTGAAATTGTTGAGGAAGTTGATCCGCTAGTTGCACAAATGCGAAACCATGTGCAAAAAATCAAAGTATTAGCGCCAGAGCCAGAGCCTGAACCTGAGCCTGAGCCAGCACCAGCGCCAAAACCAAAGCCTGAGATTGTGCCGCCTAAGTATAAGCCTGCCAGGCAGAAGCGCGGCAAGAAAGGCAGGCCGAGCAGAATCGAGCTGCGACTATCAGGCGAGGCTGATTGACCCCCCACCGGGTCGAGCGAGCGGGGGCGTGTATATATATGTATACACACCACACCATCCCCCACCCCCCCGCCTTCCTTCTGCCGCCCCTTAACGTCCCCCTCGTTTCCCCCTGCCGCCCCCCTCGTGCAGATTTCGTTTGACCACAGTCACCGTGAATATTATATTCGTATTACAATGGCTTTCTCCGTCTGGTTTGGTCACTCTCCTCCCGACACGCCCTCCCTGTGTCACCCTCACAACTGGCCCCCTCGTGGGGCCTTTTTTTTCTGCCGAGTACACCTGATGCCTCGCCCCAAATCCCCCCCAGCGCCATCTACTGCTGATCTTTTGCTGGCCCTTCACCATGACCCTGTGCTTTTCGTGCAGTCTGTACTTGGTGCTGAGCCTCAGGCGTGGCAGCGTGAGGCGCTTGAGGCCGTGCGTGACGGCCCTCGTGTAGCCTGCAAGTCGGGCCACGGTGTAGGCAAGTCTGCCTTGTTGAGTTGGGTTATACTTTGGTACTTGATTACCCGTCCTTGTCGTATTGTTTGCACGGCGAACAGCGCCAATCAGTTAAGCCAAGTGTTATGGGCTGAAATACAAAAGTGGGCGCGTCAGATGCCGAAAGGCTTGCAGGGCCAGCTTGAGATCACCTCTGATAAGATCAGTGTTAAGGGTGTGGATAGCTCCTGTCATGCGCGGGTGAGCCGCAAGGAGAACCCTGAGGCATTGCAGGGTTTTCACCATGAGAGGCTTTTGTTTGTCATTGATGAATGCTCTGGTGTTGATGATGTGATTTTTGAGGTTGCGCAGGGTGCATTATCTACTGCTGGGAGTAAAATCCTGATGGTGGGCAATCCTACGCGAAACTCTGGGTATTTCTATGATGCGTTTCATAAGAATGCCCATCGCTGGCATAAGATGACTGTTAGTTGTGCAGATGCTGAATATGTAAGCGAAGACTTTATCGAGGACATGGCCCATCAGTATGGCGAGGACAGTGCGATATTTGCTGTCCGGGTACGCGGTGAGTTTGCTGAGACTTCTGAGGACAGCCTGATACCGCGCCATTTGGTTGAGTCTGCGGTTGGGCGTGATGTTGAGGCTATGACTGTGGCTCCGATTTGGGGCTTAGACCCAGCTAGGTTTGGCGGGGATCGCACGGCTTTGGCCAAGCGTCAGGGCAATGTGTTGACTGAGCCTATCAAGGCTTGGCAGGGCAAAGACCTGATGGAGACTGTTGGTTTAATTCTTGCTGAGTGGGAAACTACGCCGTTTATGGACAGGCCCAGCGAGATTTGCGTTGACAGCATTGGTGTTGGTGCTGGTGTTGTTGATCGTTTGCGTGAGCTTGGGATGCCTGCTCGTGGTGTGAATGTTGCTGAAAGCCCTGCTTTGGGCAATCGTTATCAGCGTTTGCGTGACGAGCTTTGGTTTAAGTGTCGTGAGTGGTTTGAGGCTAGGGATTGCCAGATGCCTGACCATGAGGAGCTTTTGCAGGAATTGTGTAGCCTGAGGTTTAAGATTTTGTCGTCTGGCAAGTTTAAGGCTGAGGGTAAGGACGAGATGAAAAAGCGTGGTTTGCGCTCGCCAGACTTGGCTGATGCTTTTGTGCTGACTTTTGGCACACAGGCGGTTCGTGCTGCTGGTTCAGTTTCGTCTTACGGGTATAGCGGTGAGTTAGACTATGGGAATAATAGCTGGATAGTGTGATGTGGACAGCAGTGATCTTGGTATGCGCTTCGCAGGCCTGTCACGCTGTGGGTGGGCCTATTATGCCGAGCCGGGAGACTTGCGAGTTTGACCTGCGGCAATACGGCGTTGCTTACATCGCCCAGCGTTTTCCGAATGCTCATATTGCTGACATGAAATGCGTTGAGTGGGGAGAGCCAACCTAATGGCTATGAGTAGGGCTGAAAAGATAGCTGCTGCTAAGAAGCGGCATGGCTTCAGCAGGATCAACACGCCTCGCCGTGGTGGCCCTAAGAAGTTTGAGGTTTTGGCGGTTGAGGGCAACGAGGTCAGGAAGATCAACTTTGGTGACAAAGACATGTCTATCAAGAAGAACAACCCTGCCAGAAAGAAGAGCTATTGCGCTCGCTCTGGTGGAATTAAGGGCAAATCAAGCAAACTGTCGGCTAATTACTGGTCGCGCAAAGCGTGGGATTGTTAAGCTATGATGTATGTGAAGCGATACACTAATCCAAACCCCGGCAAAAAACCTGAGGTTGAGCCTGAGGTAAAGGCGAAAGCCAAGCCTAAGAAGTCTTACAAGCGCAAGAAAGCTGGCACGGCTACTGGGAAGTATAGCTCTGATGGCTAAGCGCAAGACTGAGCCTAAGCCGAAAGACCCCAAGCTTTATTCTCGCGTTAAGAGCGAGGCTAAGAAGAAATTTAAGGTTTACCCTTCGGCGTATGCGAATGCCTGGCTGGTGCGTGAGTATAAGAAGCGCGGCGGGAAGTATGCGTAATGTCTTATTCTGGTGGATTGACCAAGTGGTTTGCCGAGGATTGGCGGGATGTAAAGACGGGCAAGAAGTGCGGTCGTAGTGGCAAGGGCAAGAAGACGCGCCCATATCCCGCTTGCCGCCCTGCGAGCAAAGCAAAGTCAGCATCAGCGAAGAAGACTGCCAAGAAGAAGACAGGCCCAGCTCGCGTTAGCTGGAAGTCTAAATCAAGGAGAACGTAATGCCGGGTTATCACAAGGGCAAAAAGAAGCCCAAGAAGAAGTCTAAAGGTAAGTAGATGGCTAATATGGATGACATGCGCTTTCGCAGTGTTTTGCAGCATGAGATACAGAGCGCTGTCA